CATTTCCTGTATTAGAAATAGTAACTTTACTTAATGCACCATTTACTATTCCTGTAGTAAGAACTGCAGTTGTTCCTGAAGACACTAGAGTAAGTGTTTCAATGTAACCTGCCTTCTCTAGGTTATCATCAATATCACCCACTCCAGTATCAACAACAGAATCCTCATATCTGTAAAGTTCACATCTGAGTTCATAAACATATCTTTCTTTTAACTGATAGAATGGTTTCTCATGCTCTACAAATTTAATCTCAAATAATCTATCTCCTAATGGGAAATATATTAAGTCACCTTCCTTAGGTCTAGTTGCTAATTCTATATTTGGTATATTCTTAATAAGTGGCGTAATATAATTTTCAAACCTATCTCTTGATATTACAAGAGTTAAGTCATCCAATGCCTGAACGCCAAACTTAGATAGGAGAGAACCTTGTCCCTCATAACCATCAAAGGTATCTACATATGCCTCTAGTGGAATTGCTTCTTCGAACTTAGACTCTATGACTTCCTGTATTACAGTAGTCTTAGTCATGTATCTTCTAGGGATATAATAGACATCTACCCCATACATCTTAATCTGTTCATTGATTAAGCTTTGGACTAGATTCTGTTCTGTAGAAGACCCTTGCAGGAAATAAGGATTTAATGCCATTAGCCTATCATATCAAGAGGTGGTATTTCATAAGTATTAGACATCATCTCTCTGATTCTTTCCAATTCTTTCT